AAGGCCATGGATCTGGGCGACTTCCTGACCGGAGCCTTCAAGATGGGCGCCCAGGGCTGGGACCGCGAGCAGGCGAACATCACCGTCTCCAACCAGGACCGCGACAACTTCGTCAAGAACATGGTCACCATCCTCTGCGAAGAGGACGTGGGCCTGACTGTCTTCCGCCCGGAGGCCTTCGTGAAGGGCGGCTTCGACGGCCTGCCGGTCACCGATGGCGCGGGCGCCGGCGGCTGATCCCCTGAAGCGCCCGGTAACCCCGGGCGCTTCCCCTGACGAAGGAACCGAAAAATGGCCAAGGTCATTGCACTCACGTCGTTCGAACACCACGGAAGCCGCAGCCGCGGCGCGCAGTTCGACGTATCCGCACAACACGCAGACTTGCTGGCCAAGCGCGGCCTCGTGCAGCTGGCTGGTGAGACCGCCCCCGCCGGCGGCGGCCCCGCGGCGCCGGCGAGCGAAACCAACGATGGCACTCAGCTGGTCCGCCAGAAGGCTGCCGACGCCATCGCGGCGATTGCCGCGGTGAAAGACCTCGCTCTGCTTGACGCAGCGTTGAAGGCGGAAACTGCCAAGGGCGACAAAGCTCGTGCCACGGTGGTTGAAGCGCTTGAAGCCGCCATCAAGGCCGCAACTCCGGCCCAGGCCTGAGCCATGCGCTTGATCACCATCGAGCAGGCCCGGCAGCACTGCCGGGTCGATAGTGACGACGACCAGATGCTGACGCTCTACGGCGGAGCGGCAGAGGACGCCGCTCAGGAGTTCCTGAATCGGCGGGTTTACGAGGATGAGGCTGCGCTGGCAGCTGCAGTGCTTAACGGCACTGCGGGCTGCGACCCTATCGTCGTCAATGACGCGATCCGTGCAGCGGTGCTCCTCACCCTCGGCCACCTGTATGCGAACCGCGAAAACGTCATCACCGGCAGCGCGGTTTCGGAGATGAAGGAAGGCACCCGCAGCCTGCTCTGGCCCTACCGGGTCGGGCTGGGGGTTTGACGTGGCCTGCCAGAGTTGCCAGCGGCGCCGTGCCTGGCTGTTGAAATGGATGGGGATTGCCAATGAACGAGCAAAACGAGCTGTCGGAAGCGCTGACGGCCTCGGCCGCAGCTCAGATGGCGCAGGCGGAAGCGATGATGGCCCTGGCGCAAGCGCTGGCGGAGAACGCGGAGGCGACCAACCGGCTGATGGACTACGTCTGCCAGAGTGAGGACGTGGAGGCTGATCCGGACGCGGGCACCTACATGAGCGGGAAGCCGCGGTGATCGCCGCCGGACGCCTCCGCCACCGGGTCCTGATACAGAACCCCGTCGAGAGCCAGGATCCCCTATCCGGCGCGCTGATTACGACGTGGGTCGATCTCGCCACCGTGTTCGCCGAAGTAGTGCCGTCGTCGGCCCGCGAGTTCGTGGCGGCGCAAGCGATCGACAGCGAAGTGACCGCCCGCATCATCATCCGGCACAGGGCGGGCGTCACCGACAAGAGCCGCATCATCCACAGGGGACAGGTCTACAACGTGCACGGCGTGCTGGCTGACCCGGTCAGCGGGCTGGAATACATGACGTTGCCATGCAGCGAGGGGGTCAACGATGGCTGACGACATCCGGTTCGACGTCAGCGGCCTCGCCGGTGTTCGAGAGCGCATGAAGGGGCTGAAGGCGGAGGTCAACTTTCGCGCGGGAAGGACGGCGCTGCGCGCGGCGTCGCGAGTGCTTCGCGACCAGGCGCGGGAGAATGCAAGAAAGCTTGACGACCCAACGACCCCGGAAGAGATCTGGAAAAACATCGATATTCGGTGGAATTCGAGAGCATTCAAGCGTGATGGCGTCCTGCCATTTCGATTGGGTGTCCTTGGCGGTGCGCGGAAGTACGGTAAGACCGTACTGAACGTACGGCGCCGGAGGGTCGGTCAGACCTACAGGACGCTCGGCAGCGCAGCCAATCCCGGTGGAGATACCTGGTATTGGAGGTTCCTCGAGTTCGGAACCGAGCAGACGGCGGCAAGACCCTTTTTGCGGCCGGTCGCGTCTCAGGCAGGGCAGAAGGCGATTGACGTGTTTGCCACGAAGCTGAGCGAAGGCATTGATCGGGCACTGGCCAAGCAGGCACAAGGAGCTCAGAAGTGATCGCCCCGATTCTCGAGGCCTGCACCGCCAGCGCGGCGGTGTTGGCTCTGTTCGGCACCAGCCCTACACGGGTCTATCCATTCGGACTGGTCGAGAAGCCGCCGGCGCGTCCTTACGTAGTCTGGCAGACGCTCCCCGGCGAGGGGCCCGCCCAGTACATCGGCAATCGTCCGGATGTGGATGGCTACACGATCCAGATCGACGTCTACCACAACGACCCCGTGTCGCTACTGACCGCGGCCCGAGCGATCCGCGACGCGATCGAGGGACAGGCCTACGTGACCCGTTGGGGCGACCAGGTGAGGGACCCCGAAACCAAGCTGTACCGCTACTCGTTCGACGTGGACTGGCTCGTGCCGCGCTGAAGACGTTCGTCCGTTTCACCCACCCACACCCCGCACTGCGGGGTTTTTTTATGCTCGCAGGGAGACATTCATGAGCATGCTGACGCAAGGCACCCAGCTGTACGGCCTGATCAATGGCCAGATCCGCGAGATCGAGTGCATCACCAACTTCAACCCGGGCGCGAACCCGGCGGACCAGATCGAAGACACCTGCCTGTCCGAGACGAGCAGCCGCACCTACAAGAAGGGCCTGCGCACGCCCGGCCAGGCCTCGGTCACGATCAACGCCGACCCGCGCAACGAGAGCCACTACCTGATGTGGGAGCTGGGGGAGGCGGCTTCGGATGAGCTGATCCAGTGGGCTATCGGCTGGTCGGATGGTGTGGATATCGCCCCCACGCTGGCCCCGGGCGGCTCGATCAGCGCCATCAACGTCACCAGCGGCGGCACCGGCTACACCAGCGCACCCACCGTGACCCTGACGGGCGGCGGCGGCAGCGGCGCCACGGCAACGGCCATTGTGGACAGCAGCTCGGTGATCGGCGTTGCTATCACCAATCCTGGGACTGGCTACACCGGCGTCCCGACGGTCGCCTTCACCGGCGGCGCCGGGTCGGGTGCGGCCGCCGCTGCCGTGCGAAACGCCGAGCCGGAGATGGTGCTGCCGGAGGGGCGGACCTGGTACACCTTCCGCGGCTACGTCGACTTCCAGGCGAACGCAGTGGTTTCCACGGCAGCCAGCCTGCAGCGCTCCGGCGCGGGGGTCTGGGTGCGTAAGGCGGTGACCCCGTGACGGCTGCGAAGACCTCGGGCCGCAAGCAGGCGGCGCCGCCGGCGTCCGTCCCGAAGAGCAAGGCGGTAGACCTGTCGATCGCTGGTCTGCTGCAGGCCGGCGCCTTCACCGGCCGGCCGGTCGAGAAAGAGATCAGCTGGCGCCAGGGCGAGCAGGAGTTCACCGCCACGGTGTTCGTGCGCCCGCTGGGCTTCCAGTCCGCCATTTCCGACGTGCTCGCCGCCGGCGGACGCGAGGACAGCGTGGCCGGCCGTATCGCCGCCTCCATCTGCGATGAGCAGGGCAAGCCCGTCTTCACGGTGGGCGACATCACCGGTGCGTCCAATGCGGACCGCGGCGCGCTCGACGGCACCCTGACTCTGGCGCTGCTGAGCGCCATCGGCGAGGTCAACTCGCTGGGAAAAGCTACGAGCTAACACCGGAAGACGAGTTCTGGTGCGAGCTGGTGCTTAACGGCATCGGCGGCGAAACCATTGCTGTGGCGAAGGAACGCCTCAGCGCTCGCGAGGTGAGGCTCTGGGCTGCATACCGGGAACGCCACGGAGGCCTGAACCCGATGATGCGCGCCGACTGGAACGCTGGCCTGCTGGCCAGCCTGTTCGCCAACAGCAAGCGCAAGCCGTCAGCCCCGGCATTCCAAGTAACTGACTTCCTTCGATACCAGAAAGCGGAGCCGATCGGCCTTGATGAGGCGATGGCGAGCTGGGGATAACTGCACATGTCACGACGTTCTCTCGGCACGCTGACCATCGACGTCATTGCCGAGATCGGCGGCTTTGCCTCCGGCTTGGACAAGTCGGAGCGCCAGACGGAGAAGTGGCGCAAGAATGTAGAAAAGCAGGCAAAAATGGCCGGCGTTGCCCTGGGCACGGCAATCGCTGCGGGTGTAACCGGCCTGGCGGCCGGTATCGCCAAGGTGATCACCAACAGCGCGGCCGCCGAGCAAGAAGTTGCCCAGCTCGATGCGATCATCAAATCGACCGGCGGCGCTGCTGGATACACCCGCCAGCAGCTGCTGGATATGGCGGACACCCTTGCGTCCAAGTCCACGTTCAGCGGTGGCGAGATAGTCGAGGCTCAGACGCGACTGCTGTCCTACTCTGGCGTATTGGGGACAAACATCCCCCGCGCGATGCAGGCCATCATCGACCAGTCGGCTCGGCTGGGCATCAGCGTGAGTCAGTCAGCGGAGACCATCGGCCGCGCGCTGGAGTCGCCGGGCAAGGCCGCCGCAGCACTGGCGCAGTCGGGTTTCGGCGCGGCCTTCACGAAGGAGGTGCGTGGCACCATTGATGAGCTGGTGAAGGCCGGCAAGGAAGGCGAGGCCCAGGTGATGATTCTGGAGATCCTCGAAGAGTCCTACGGAGGTGCCGCCCAGGCAGCCCGTGACACCTTCAGCGGCGCACTGAAGGCGCTGCGTCACGCACTAGACGACCTCACGACGGCAAAGGATGGAAGTCTCGGTAGCGCCACCACCGCTGTGAACGAGCTGACCACGGCACTCAATGATCCGCGCACCAAGGATGGGTTCGACAAGCTCATCTCCTATGCGGTAGATACCACCGGTAACTTTCTGCGGCTCACTGGCTCGCTTGTCGAGTTCATCGCCAAGACCCGTGATCTGTCACGGCTTGATGCCGGTGGGGCGCTGAAAGATGCGAGCGAAGGCGCGCTGAACCAGCAGATTGCCACGCTGACCGAGCGACTGAAGCTCGAACAGAAGACGACCTCCGGTTTTCTGGGCCTGCCGCTCACCGGTGCCCAGGAAGAAGAGCGCCTCAAGAGAATCAACGGCCTGACCCAGCAGCGCTTGGATATTCAGCGAGAGCTGACGAGCCGCTACCTCGCTGACAACTTCAAGGGCGTCACCGCCACGGTGGACACCACGGCGGGAACACCTGAAGCCGCGGCTGAGGCAGCTCGAAAGGCGGCCGCAGCCGCGGCGGCCGATGCTGAGAACGCAAAGAAGCGGGCAGAAGCCTACAAGCAGCTGCAGCGCGCCTATGCAGCCGCCGGCCTCGAGCTGAAGCGCCAGATCGAGCTGTTCGATACCAGCACCGATAAGTCAGACAAGGCCACCAACCTTCAGAAACTGAACTTCGACTTGGCCGAGGGCGCTCTGAAGGGCCTCAACGCCCAGGAGCAAGAGCGGTTGCGGGGGCTGGCAAACACACTGGATCGCCTCGCAGCAGTGAAGCTGGCCAACGAGGAGGCCGCCAAATCTGCCGAGTTCGCCCGGAACGCGCAGGCAGCGCTGGATAACGCGCGCGCTGCCTTGGCGGTCGAGTTTGTCGGGGCCGGGGAAGGTGCGCAGGCCAGGGAGCGAGCGCGAGACCTTCTTCAGATCGAGGCCGACTACCAGAAACAGCGGCAGGCGCTGTTCGAGCAGTACCAGTCCGGCGACATCACCGAGAGCCTCTACAAGGCGGAGACCCAGAGTCTTCAGTCTGCGCTGGATGAGCGGCTCCGGATGCAGCAGGATCACTACCGCAAGCTCGATGAGCTCAGGGGCGACTGGCAGGCAGGCATGTCCGATGCCTGGGCCGATTACGCCACGAAGGCGGCAGACGCGAACCAGCACGCCTACGATGCGGTGACAGGCTTCCTGGACACCACCACCGGCGACGTGGCTGAGAGCATCGCCGATCTGGTGAACGGAAACGAATCACTGACCGACTCGGTGAAGAACCTCGTTGTGTCGATGGGCGAGACGGTGATCGACACGCTGTCCCGCATGGCCGCGCAGTGGCTGGTGTACCAGGCGACCCAGAAGCTTGTCGGCGAGGCCACGAGCCAGTCGTCCACTGCTGCTTTGACCGGTAACGCAGTGGCCATGTCGGCCCAGGCGGCAATCGCAGCCTACGCCTCAACCGCGGCGATCCCAATCACCGGCCCCATCGCGGCGCCGGCAGCGGCCGCCGCAGCCCTCGCGGCTACCGCGCCCTATGTCGCCGCCGTCGCGGCATCGTCCGGGCTGTCAGGCATGGCGCACGACGGTATCGACGCGGTGCCGGAGACGGGCACCTGGCTGCTGCAGAAGGGCGAGCGCGTGACCACGGCCTCCACCAGCGCAAAGCTGGATGCAACGCTGGATCGGGTTTCACGCGACACCGATGGCGGCGGCCGGGGCGACACCTTTGAGATGAATTTCAACGTGAACGGCTCCATCAGCGAACGAGAGCGGCTGATGCAAGAGCAGACGGTGAGGCGCGCGGTGAGCCTTGCGCGGCAGGACCGGGTCGCGGACACCACGTCGGGCACCGGCCCGCAGTCCCGCGCGATGCGCTCGAACTGGAACGTCAGAAGGAAGGTCGGGTAATGGCGTTGATCATGCAACCGCAGTGGCTGCCCGAGCCGCTGCGCGACGGGTATGGTCTGCGCCACGTCTCGCCGCTGAAGCGGTCCACGTTCGTCAGCGGCCGATCGATGCCGCGGCGTGCCTACACGGCGACGCCCACGGAGGTCGAAGTCCGCTGGCTGCTGGACGACGGCCAGGCCGCGCTGTTCGAAAAGTGGTTCCAGGAAGGGCTGAGCGACGGCGTCGCCTGGTTCGCCTGTCGGTTGCGCAGCCCACTGGGCATGGACTACTACAAGAGCCGGTTCACCGACATCTACGACGGTCCGACGCTGACCGACAGCAACCTGTGGCTGATCACGGCACCGTTGGAGATCCACATGCGACCGCTGCTGGCGGATGGCTGGACTGAGTATCCCGAAGGAATCCTGCAGGCCAGCATCATCGACGTAGCTGCAAACAGGGAGTGGCCCAAGCCATGAGCATTCTTGAACGGCTGTACGCCTCCGGCGGCGCGGAGGTGGAGCACGAAACCCTCGCGATCGCGGTCGGCAGCAAGACCCACTACCTCACCAAGGGCTGGGAAGACATCACCGCGGTGCTGGAGACAGGGCAGGCGGTGACTTTCAAGGCTTGCGGGATGGATGTGGCCAAGCCCTCGCGCAATGCCGATGGCGTGCAAGACCTCCGATTTGCGCTGACCAACATCGACGGCGTGGTAAGCACGGAGATCCGCGCGGCGCTGGCCGCCCGGCTGGAGATGACGGTCACCCTTCGGGTGTACCTGAGCAACGACCTACTGGCGCCGGCCAAGAAGCCGTTGTCGATGGTGATCAAGGGCGGGCAGTGGACCGCTACGGAGGTCCAGGTGACCGCCGGCTTCATGAACATCCTCGACACGGCCTGGCCGCGCGACCGCTTCAACCTCACCAAGCACCCGGGGCTGCGCTACATCACATGAACATCGATCTGGAAAAGTACCTGGACGTGGTTTGGGTCAGCGGCGGCCGCCAGTTCCCGGAGCTGGACTGCTACGGCGTCGTCAACGAGGTGCGCCGTGACCTTGGCCTTGACCCATGGGACGAGTATCCGGGCGCGACGCGCGCTGACCTGGCTGAGCTGGCGGAGGAGGCTGCGCTGCAGCACGCCGGCAGCGACCTTGTGGAGGGCGCGGTTGCGTTCTGCTACCAGGGCAGCGTGGTCACCCACGTGGCGGTGCTCGTCGAGGTCGAGGGGCGCATGTGCGCGCTCGAGTGCAACGACGGCCGCAACGTCACCGTGCTGCCGGTCTCCCGCTTCGAGTGCCGTTTCAATCGGGTGGAGTATTACGCGTGATCCGGATCTTCCCCTCACGCATGCCTGGCGAGGCGCTGGAGACCCATCGCCACGGCAGGACCACGATCGATGGGTGGCTGCGCTCCAACGTACCGAGCTACCCGGGGGAGGGACCACACCCGATCGAGGTCGAGGTGTGTGGCGCTACAGTGCCGGCGGATGCGTGGGTTTCCACCTGGATCGATGCCGACAGCGACGTTCGTATCTACCCGATTCCCCACTACGAAGGCGCCGCCGCGGTCGTCTACTGGGTGGTGGTGGCTGTCATGGCCGCCTACGCGATCTACATGGTCGCCAACATGCCCTCGGGCAGCCGGTACGGGCAGGGCGACACGCTCAGCCTGGATACCGCACGGGCGAACTCCGCGCGCCTTGGTAGCCCCGTTCGCGAGGTTCTGGGGCGGTGCCGGGTCTGGGCAGACTATCTGGTGCAGCCGGTGTCGCGCTTCGTCGGCGGCAAGACCTACCGGACGCAGATGTTCGTTTGCGTCGGCAAGGGCCGGCACATCATCCCGTTCGGCTCCGCGCGGCTGGGCAACACCCCGATCAGTTCCTTCGGCAGCGACGTGGAGATGACCATCTACCCGCCGGGCGCCGACGTGGGCGGCGACGTGCGTTCGGAGAACTGGGTGAACTCGACCGAGGTCGGCGCAACCGCCTCGGGCACGGCCGGCCTGGACCTGAGCGACACGGCGGACGTGGCCACCAGCCTCAATGCCGACTCGGTGACCGTGTCCGGCAACGTGCTGACGCTGAACAACGCGACGGTCACCGACGCGAACGGCAAGGAACGGCCGGCCACGTCGGTGCCGGCGTCCTGGACGGTCGGCGCGGTGCTCACGCTGAAGGTAGCCGCGACGTTCACGGCCACCACCAGCGGCCTCTACTCGATCATCGCCGGGAGCGCAGTGGCCGAGCTGGCCCCGTATGTGGGCATGCCGGTGCTGCTGACCTACAACGGCGCCGACTATGGCTTGTTCGTGGCGAGCTACGCGCCCGGCACGCCGGCCGTGCCCGGTGTCGGCGGCAGCCCCGCGCGCGTCACGGGATCTGCTGCAGCTACCGGCTTTGACTTCAGCGGCACACCGGTCACCTTCAGCATCGGCTGGCGCGGCACCAGCTACAGCGTCGCGCTGGTGGCCGACTACATCACCCTGGGCGTGCTGCTCACCGCGATCAACGACCAGCTGGTGGACAGTGGCCTGGTGGCGACGCAGTCGGGCGGGGTGGTCACCATCGCCGAGGCGACCAGTCCGTATGCCGGCGGGAACATCACCTTCAGCGGGCTGCCGGCGGCGGTGTTCGGCCCGAGCCCTGCGGCCACGGCGGGCGAGGCCACCACTGGCGGCACGCCGGCGACGCTGCCGCGCATCACCTTGGCCTATGACGGCCCGGCCGGCACTGCCTTCGGTAGACTGCCGCCGGGCAGCATCTCGCTGGCGATGTCGCGCGGGCAGAGCGAGTACCGCATCGCGGCCGTCTCCGGCCTCACCCTTGTGGTGCAGCGGCTGACAGAGGGAGGGGTTGTCGACAACAGTTGGCCAGGCTGGACGGCGCGGACCGCGACCGACTATCGGGCCACCGGGCTGCAGGAGAGCGAGGAATGGCTTGGCCCGTTCCTGGTCTGCCCAAACGGGGAGACGACCAACGCCTTCGAGTACGACTTCAACTTCCCGGGCGGCCTGATCTGGTACACCGACAAGGGCAACAAGCGCACCTTCACCGTGACGGTGCGGGTGGCCTGGCGCGTATACGGGTCCGGCGACCCCTGGTCGGTGCGGACCCACAGCTACACCGCGACCTCTGAGGATTCGCTGGGCTTCACCGAGCGGATCATACTGGGCACGCCGGGCCAGATCGAAGTGCGCGTGCGCCGGGTGACCGAGCGCGGCGGCAACTCGGCGCGCGATGCCTGCTTCTGGCAGGGGCTGCGCGCGCGGCTGGCGCAGCGCCCGACGCGCTACGACGACCTGACCACCATCGGCCTGACGGTGACCACCGGCACCAAGCTGGCGGCGCAGACGGACCGCCGGTTCAACGTCGAGGCGACGCGCCTGTACGACGATGGCACCGCGCGCAGCATCAGCGGGGCGATGATCCACGTGATGCGCTCGCTGGGCCTGCCGGACGACCAGATCGACACCGATACGCTGACCCACCTGGAGAACACCTACTGGACGCCGCGCGGTGAGTTCTTCGACTTCAGCGCGGAGAAGTCTGGCACCAGCGCTCTCGACCTGCTGCAGATGGCTGCGCAGGCGGGCATGGGCTACTTCCTGCTGATCGACTCGATGTGCTCAGCCGGGCGCGAAGGGATCAAGGCCTGGCGCGGCGGCATCTCGCCGCAGCGGCAGCTGGAGCCGTTGACCACGGCGTTCACCTCGCCCGGGCCGGATGACTTCGACGGCGTGGACGTGACCTACATCGACGAGGTGACGTGGGCGGCCGAGACGGTGGAGTGTCGGCTGCCGGGCGGCGACACGCCGTGGAAGGTGGAGACGTATGAGCTGCAGGGCGTGGGCACGCGCGATCGCGCCTACCGGATCGGCATGCGCCGACTGATGAAGCATCAGGGCCAGCGCCTCACGTACACGACGAAAACCGAGATGATGGGCCTGGTGTACCAGTACGGCGACCGGGTGAAGCTGTTCGACGATATTCCCGGGTCCAGCACCACCAGCGCCATGATCGAATCGGCGCGCCTTGACGGCACGCGGGTGCTGATCGAGGTGGGCGAGTATCTGGACTGGAACCTGCCGGCGCCGCGGTGCCTGATCCGGTTCCAGGACGGCACGCTCTCCAGCGTGATCGTGCCGGCCCGGGTCGACGACCACCGCCTGACCATCGCCGCCTCGGCGCTGCCGGGCGACCACGCCTTCAACACCTGGATCATGGACGATCCGATCATCGATCCCCCCGAGCTGATCTTCTGCGACAGCACGCGCGCTGGATATGACGCCGTGCTGGCCGAGCTCACGCCAGGCGAAGACGGCTCCGTCGAGCTGGCCGCCCTGCAGTACGACCCCGCCTTCTACCAATACGACGACGCGACCGCGCCGTAGCACCACCGGAGACGCACCCAGATGACCAAATACAACACCGGCAATCCGGTGGGCTCGAGCTCGCCCCTGGATTTGCACGACAACGCCGAAAACCTTGATGCGGGGATCAATGGCCCAGCTGTGACCTGGCGTGATCGCCGTGGCCAGACGCGCAAGAGTTGGGCGGGGGTGGAATCCGACTTTGTGCAGTTCCTCGCCGACGGCAGCACCATCGAGTTTCCGACGTGGGCGGCCGCATCTGCGGTTGCAGGAGCGGGGCAGATCCCGTTGAACCGCCAGGTGGCAGTTGTCGGTGATGCCGGTACGCATGCCGATCCGGTCACGGGCGACACCGTGTCCAACAGCGGTCGCTACGTGATGACCTCTGCAGGCTTGCAGTGGCGTGCGGCAGATGTGCTCTCGCAGAAGGCTGACACCAGTGTCCTCGTCGACGCCGTGGGCGGCCTGCAAAGGCTCGGCAACCGCTCGCCAGCTGCGGGTACAGGATCGTCCAGCAATGCGAACTTCATCCTGTCGGCGACTCTGGCGCGCGCCGGGCTGCTCACAGCGCTTGCCATCAACGCTCGGGCAGCGGGGACGGTGAACATTGGCGTCTACCGTGCGAACAACGGGCTGCCAGCCCCGGGAAGCGCTCTGACACGCGTTGCGACGGTGCCCTTGACGGTGGTGGCAGGCGCGAACGTGGTCAACCTGCGTGGCCAGGGCGTCGTCGTACAGGCAGGTGACCTTGTTGGCGTATCCGGGAACGGGGTTCTGGGCTACACCACGGTTTCGGCTGGTGGACCTCGTTACTACTCGGTGACCGGGACCTCTCCGACGCTTGGCAACCTGATCAACGACAATCGATGGGAGTTCGGCATCGATGTCGAGTACCGCTACTCGACTGAAACACCGATCGGCAAAGATGTGGCGGCCGTAACTGCCGAAGTCCGGGATCCGGTGAAGGGCCTGGCTGCGAAGCCGAGTCGTGAGGAGGTCGCCAAGACTCTTGGCGGCAGTATTCAGCGCATCGCTAACCAGTCGCCCCAAGTGGGCACGCCCTATGCCTCGGGCGCATCGATCGTGTGCACGACACCCGTGGCGTCCGCGAACAAGATCTCCAAGCTAACGGTAGGATCGGCCGCGAGCTCCACCGGGAGCTTGGTGGTGTACCGCCCGCCGGCCGGTGTGGCGCCAGCGCCGGGCGTCGCCATGACGCGCGTGCTGGTGCATCCGATTGCGCTTGTGCCTGGGGTCAATGTACTGACCGGGCCCGCTTTGCCCAGCTTCGTCCTGCAGCCTGGTGACCTGATTGGCATCTCGGCCAACGGCGCACTCACCTACACGGCCGGGACAGCTGGCGGCCCACGGTACTATCAGATCAGCGGAGCGAGCGCAGTACTGTCCAACCCCATCAACGACAACCGCTGGGAATGGGGGGTGGATGTCGGCATTGAGTTCACCGAAACGGACCCGATGTGGGGGGGCATCGAGAAGCTGGTGAACGAGTATGCCGGCGTCCAGCTGCGACCGTTGGTCGGGTACATCATGGTGTGGGCAGTCGGCCAGTCGGGTATGGCGGGCCGGGGCCTGACACCCAGTGCCTACGCGATCAGCCCGGGCCAAGGCTTCAAGTTTGAGGTGGCCGGAAACGCGCTGGTGCAGCTGGCAGACCCGACGGGAACGGATGAAATCGCCCAGTCAGGCCGCAGCAGCGTGGGCCCGGCACTGGCGCAGGCGGTCCTTGACGCTACCGGGGGGCGCTTTGGCGTGGTGTTGGTCAACACTGCCGTCGGCAGCAGCACCATAAGCATGTGGGGGCCTGATGGGACCTCGTGGCTGACAGCGCTGC